TTAACTGAAGAAGTTAAAAAGTTAAAAACAGAAAAAGAAAGCAAGTTTTCAGCGACTGCAAAAGTAGGAGCAAACAAAGAAAGTAAAATGACAATTTCACAAATGATTAATAATAAAAAATAAGATGAGCAAATTAAAAAACCAATTAAAAGAAAAATTTGATTACGATGTAGCATTGATTCCAGCGTGGACTGACAATACAATGCCTAACGTAATAACTGACTTAATCGAGAATAGTACATTCCTTTCAAAGTTAACAGTTGAAGAAGGTGTAAAAGGAACAAAAGAAATCGCTCTTTTAAATTCTGATATTGCACTTCAAGCGAAAGTAGCGTGTACTCCTTCGCCTGATGGTTCTGTAATCTTCACAAAAGAAAACTTAACAACAGTTCCATTGTACATGGGTATTGAGTTCTGTAACGAAGATTTAAACGGTAAAATGACACAAGTATTAAACGTGTTAGGATTGAAAAGACAAGATGGACAATTACCAGCTGCTTTAAATGAAATCTTAATGGCTTACTTGATGAAACAAGCACAACGTAAAGCACAAAGATTAGCAGTTTCAGGTGATACAACTTCTTTAGATGCTGAATTAGTGTTAATGAATGGTTTAAGACACAGACTAGTTAATGATGCTGATGTGTTAGAATACAATGCAGCTGATGCTACAATGACAGATTCAAACGCATATACACAAGCATACGGTGTTTACAAGGCTATCCCTGCTGAATTGTTTGATAACGGAATGGAAGTTGCTATCTACACTGGTAGAACAGAAGCACAAAAAATTATCGCTCAATGGAATAATTCAAATCCTTACGATAGAATTGTATTCACAGAGGAAGGAGCATCTTTGTCTTTCGTTTTACCACAAACATCTGTTAAGGTTGTAACTTTACCTGAGTTAAACGGTAAGTCTGAAATGTACGCTATTCCTTTGGCTTTAGTATTCTTAGGTGTTGATTCTCCAGAAGATATGTCTTTCGATGTTAAGTACAACGAATACACAGATCAATTGAAAGCAGAAGCATCTTTCAGATTAGGTATTGCTCACGTTTGGGGTCAATACTTCGTTAGATTACATTTATTAAATTCTTAATTTATAAACTATGTGTGAAATACTAGAGGGTAAAAACTCAGTATGTGATTCAGTAGGTGGTATTCAAAAAGTAGTCGGTTGGAATACAGCCGACGCTACTACCACCGAAGCGAATGGAACTATTTCAGCACTTTCATTAACGTCAGGAAAATACGGACACGTTTTCTTTATCGAAATAGAAACTGCAAAATTCAATGCTAACCGTATTGGAGACAGAAAAAACCAATCAATCGCATACGAGCAATCAGGAACAATGTACTTAGCGGGTAATACTGCAACAGACATTGCTAATTTAGAAGCGTTAGAAATTGCTAGAACTACTTTTGCAGTAGAATTAAACGATGGAACATGGGAAGTTTTCTTTTTGAAAAACGGAGCAATGGTTTCGGGTGTTAGAGATTCAGGTCAGGCTTACGAGGATGCTAACGGTAATACGTTAACATTATCAGGTAAGGAAAAAAATAGACCTTACAAAATTTCTAGTGCTTTAATTGATGCAATTTTAGATCCAGTGTCTTAATTTTAAATAATTAATTAAAATTTAAAACCTTGTTATTAATTTAACAAGGTTTTTTTTTGTAATTTTACAATATGTCAATATCAATAACAAAAAATTCTTTAAACGTAATAGCCTTAACTTTGTCTGAGTTAGAGGATTCTAGTTTGGCGGTTAATTGGTTATTTAGATTTATTCATGAGCAAGGCAAACACGAAAGTTTTGTTTATCTAGATGACTTAAACGCATCAACTGCTAGGTATAATCTATTCAATTTATTAGAGGGTACAGATATTACTTTCACTAAGTTAGGGAGTTATATTTATGAAGTTTATCAGATGCCTGATGGTGGGAGTTTAGATTATACTTTAGGGATAAGATGCGAGATTGGAAAAATGAATGTAAAAGATAGTATTACAGTAGTTGCAAATAGTTTTGAACCTACTAAACAAGCAAATATATATGGTGGAGAAACAATCAGCTAAGAGTTATAACGAATTTCGTGAAGTACCTTTAATAGAGCCTAGTGAAACATTAACTCGTGAAGGGTGGGTGAAATGGGGAAATGATAATTTATTCGGTCAATTCTTATGGAAACTTTATTATGAAAGTCCAATTCACGGTGGGGTGGTTAATTCAAAAGTTACTTACATTACAAGTGGTGGATTGAAGTATAGCGGTACTGAAAATTGGGATGAGATTAATAAAAATGGACGTTCTAAATATACATTAGAGGAATTGACAGAACCTTTTGCATTAGATCAAGAAATTTCTTCTAGTTACTATATTCTTTGTAAGTATGATGAATTAAACGATATGTGGATGCTAGATCATATGCCTTTTGAATTGATCCGAGTTAACGAAGCAGAAAATATCTTTTATTATTCTGAGAATTGGTCGACATCAAGACAAAACGATAAGACTAAATTTAAAACATACACAAGTTTCTTCAATAGAACCAGCGAAACAACTGAATGTATTTTGTGCGTTAAAGACAAATCTAGACAATACACATTAGAACACAACAAGTTAACAAGCGGTTACTATCCAATTCCTTCTTATAGTGGTGGAATAGATGCAATCTTAACTGATATTGAAATAAACTTTTTCAGATTATCGGAAGTATTCAATGGTTATAAAGGTGGAACAATCTTATCACTTAACAACGGTGTACCTTCATCACAAGAAGAACAAGATCAGATAGTAGATAGTTTAAAATTAAGTGCAACAGACAAACGTAAACAGGGCGGAATAGGTGTAACTTTCTCGGATGGTAAAGATAGAGAGCCGAGTATTGTACAATTAAACGGTAATGATTTAGATAAAAGATATATTGCAACAGAAAGTGGATTGATGCAAAAGATTATGATCTCGCATAGTGTTATAAATCCAAAATTGTTTAGTGTTATGCAACAATCTACGGTATTTGATGCTGATTTAGTAAGTGATTTTGCTTTGTTTAATGCTACTTACGCAAAACGTAGACAGAAAAACATTGCTGATTCGTTAACTTATGTGCTTACACAATTAAATGGTATCACTGGAGAGATAGAATTTAATGAATATAAACTAAGTTTAGAGCAACAAATAGACGAAACTAACCAAGTAAGTAAAGCACTTAACTCAATGAGTCCATTGGTAGCTAATAAAGTACTTTCTAGTTTAACGAGTAACGAAATAAGAAACTTAGCAAAGTTATCACCTATTGAAGGTGGCGATACTATACCAACGTCACCAACTACATTCTCAGCAGATAAATCAACAGAGGAAGTTTTAGAACATTTTAAAAATTGTGGATCATCAAAAGAAGGAATCACGATTCTTCATTCAGACGAATTCAAATTTAATTCAGATGCTGAAATTATAGATACTTTCTTCAAAGATTCATTTGCTAATGTAACAGAAACACAAGGGAGAATTATAACGATGTTACAGAATGGTGAGTCTTACGATGCTATTGTAAAGGCTTTAGATTTAAAACCAATTGAAGTAACGCAACAGATTTTAAAGTTACAGAATTTAGGATATTTGGAAGGTGGGAAGCCAACAAGTAAAGGACTTAAAGAAACTGCAACTAGAGAAAGTATATCAGTTGTTTATTCGTATGAAAAAAGACCTGATGCACCTGACTTAGTTAAAGGGGGAAAGTCTAGACCATTCTGCGAAACATTAGTAAGAATGGATAAAGTATATTCAAGAAGTGAAATAGATTCGATTAGCAACGCAATAGGTAGAGATGTATGGTATTATAGAGGTGGATGGTATCATAACCCTGAAAACAATGTTAACACTCCTTCATGTCGCCACTATTGGAAACAAAACGTAATAATTAAGTAATATGAGCAACGCTTTTTTAATATCAGCATACAACCTTAAAGAATTATCTTTAATTCACGGTAACGTAGAGGATAGTATTTTAACACCAACTATTAGAATTGTACAAGACACAGTTATTGAGCCTATTATTGGAACGTCTTTATACACTAGATTGCTAGAAGGTATAGATGCAAATGATCTAAATGTTGATGAAATACTATTAATGGATAGTTATATCATTCCTGTAATTGCGATGGGGTGCAATTTAGAAACTGTTTTAAATACAACTTATCAAATTAGAAATAAAGCAACGGGAATAACTAACGATGAATGGCTTAAAGGTGCAAGTGAAAGCGAAATTAATCGCATTCAGGACAATTTTAGAAGTAAATTAGAACATTA